CAGGTGCTGCGGCGCGATTCGATTTGACAAAATCGAAAGTGCAACGCAGAATTGTTAGTGGATTAGAGGGTTCAAACCGAGGTGACTTGGTTTGAACCCTTTTCATATCCGCCATGGATTCTCCTAACTCCCTGGGTTGCAGTCCCGTCCTGTCCGAACGGCATATCGGACACGCTCCGCCCACTCACGTCAGAGTGGGCATACGCCAATAGCGGCAGGCAAGCCAATCCCGCGCTTACGTGATGCGGTGATGCTCAAACCGCCTGTCCATGCCTTCGTAGAAATCAGCGGTAGATCGCACTGGCCACGAGTTCTTAAACTCTCTTCCTTGCGGCCACGTGTATGCGCGGGTTCGAATCTCGCCGAAGGCACTCGGTCGTCCCATGTCATCATGTTTTCGATTGGCGTTGAATCCGGTGGCGTGGGACGGTCCTAGACTTGGTGACATGCCAATCGAAAAAGAAACACGCGAACAACATCAGAAACGTCGCAACGACGAATCCGCGAAGGCAATGGAATGGCTTGCGTCGCATTGGACTCAACCGCGGAATTGTCCGATTTGTGGCGGCCTGCAGTGGGGGGTGGGGCAAGCCCTGGAACTCAGGGAATTCAATTCAGGAGATATTGTGATTGGCGGAGATTCGCAGGTCACGCCCATCACCGCTGTCGTATGTCAGACGTGTGGATACACCTTTTTCATGAACGCGATAATCTCTGGTGCCGTTCCTTCGGAGCCGAATCATACGGAGCAGAGGAAGGGCAAATCGTGAATTCGAACCTTCAAGGGCTTCAAGGGCTATCTCAACAGAAGGCGGCATTTTCGACGAGCGTTAAGATGCCAAAGGAGGAGGCGATACCGGTGCGTACGACCGACCTCAAGCATCTGAAAAGGGATATCAGACGAATTCCGGATGGCAATGGTAAATTAGACAACGCTTTTTGGTGCGCAATCGGTATCGGAATCCCGATGATAATCCAATTCGCGGTGGACTCTAGTTCTTCCGGAGGTCACGGCAACTGGTTGATTTTGGCTATCGGCGTGGTGTCATGCATATTGGCTGGCATGTTTAAGATATTTGGCAAAAGTGAGAAAGAAGACCGCGAACGATATATCGACGGCATCATCGAGAACATTGATGATTTCTCCGTCGGCGTGAGATGAAGTTGAATTTTTCCGGAGCCACCCATGAAAAGGAATGGCCCGGAATCGCTTCCGGACCATTTGTTTATTTGTCGTTTTGCTTGCGTGGCCTGCCGCCGCCGACGCCTCTGCCGGGACGTTGCGCGTTCCACCGGTCGATGGTTTCGGGGAGCCAGCCGCGTGTGCGGCCGATGCGCACGTCCGGCTCCGGCAGGTCGTAGACTGCTGCGTTCGCGACGCCGAGTCTTTCGGCGACCTGTTTGACGCCGAGGTATTCAGTCGTCATCGTCGTCCCTTCTGTCCATGATGAGCGTGGCGATGCACCAGATGCCAGCCGCGAGTCCGAACAGTCCGGCTTGCCACGGTTTCCCCGTGAGGCCGAGCATGGCGGACAGCAGGCCGCATATGATTCCGCATATGGCGAATATGGTGCTTGTTTTCATGATGGGTCATGAAATAGGATGGAACCGGGGTTCCGGGCACTTGGTCTGCTCGGAACCCTTTCGTCATCTCTTATGGCGTGGTCTGCGCCGTATCGAGATGATGAGCGCCGCCAGCGCGATGATGTTGCTCACCACCGAGCTGATGGCGGTCACGATATCCGTCCATTTCATGCTCACCTCCTTTCCTGTTGACATAAACTATTGTATCAAAAATACATAAGTTATGCAAGCGAGATAGGTATGACACGCCGAAAGGAGCAGAAATGAAAGAAGCCCTCGAAGAGATCGCACACCAGCTCACTCGCATTGCCGACCAAGGAGAACAGGCGGGCATGCAAATCAGCAGGGCGGACGCCTTGGAAGCCTGGGGCCTGCGGATCTACGAGGAAGACTTCCTCAATGCCTTGACCCGACTCGGAATCGAAGTCACAGACTGATGCCGACAAGACCACAAGCACGATGCACCTTCACAGGCTGCACCCGCAAAGCCACACATCAAGGACGCTGCGACCAACACCAGCGCAAACCATGGCAGAATCCATCGGCGCACACGAGAGCCTTGAGGCAACACCACACCGAATGGATGCATGTCAGAGCCTCACGCCTGAAGCTCGAACCCAATTGCAGGCGATGCAACCGCAAAGGAACCAACGTCGACCACATCATCCCAGTCGGCGCAGGCGGAGCATTCCTCGACATCAACAACACACAAACACTCTGCGATCAATGCAAAACCCTTAAAGACCAGGAAGACCGAAGGAACTACCCCCGGATATTCCACTGATGGGAGTGGCGTTCCAAAAGTCGAACAAAGGTTCGACTTGGGGCGCCGCCGAAACTCTTTTTCGCGCGTCTCAGTTTTTAGGAGTCAAACCACCATGTGAAGGAGGCTGTCATGGGACTTCGTGGACCGCAGCGGCAGCCCCTCCAGTTGAGGGTCATCAATGGTCGCGGTCCTGATCGTGATGCAGGCGGCAGGAAGATTTCGGAGGACGATGCAGGTTTCGAGCATAAGGCTCCGTCGGTGCCGGCGTGGCTGTGCGGCGAGGCGTTGAACACTTGGCGGCGAATCGTTCCGAAGCTCGCGCGGTTGAAGCTCATCAAGCCGGAGGATCGGGATGCGCTCGTGGCGTATTGCACTGCTGTGGCTTCGATGAGGGCCGCGCAGGAGTGCATCAACGAGGAGGGCGTGCTCATCGAGACGGAGCGTGGTGCTCGCAAGCTCAATCCCGCTTTTACCGTGCTGACCCAATCGCAGAATACGATTCGTGCTTTCGCGCATGAGTTCGGCCTGACTCCGGCGAGCGAATCGAATGTCGCTGGAAAGGCCGAGGAAGATGAAGAATTCAACCCGTTCGCCTGAACTGCCGGACGCTGAGACTCTGGAACGTCTGAAGATCAGTCCCGAGGTCGCTTGGTATTGCCTGGAGCGTGGCATGGACCTGCCGAAGGAATGGCAGGTGCCGAAGATCAAGACACCGGAGCCAAGGAACGTCGATGGCGCAGTGTTCGACCCCGCTCGCGTCGACAAGGTGCTATTGAGCTTCCACACACTCCGTCACACGCAGGGCAAGTGGGCTGGCAAGCCGCTTGATCCTGACCCGTGGCAGCTGGTGTGGATCCTCGCCCCAGTGTTCGGATGGGTGAAGAAGAACGCCGACGGACAGTGGGTGCGCATCATCCGCGATTTGTATGTCGATGTGCCGCGTAAGAACGGAAAGTCGACGCTGTCTGGTGGCATCGCGGTCTATATGCTTGGTGCCGATGGTGAGCCGGGGGCGCAGGTCGTGTGCGCCGCGTCCACCGAACATCAGGCTGGCTTCGTCTTCCAACCGATCAAACAGCTTGTGGAGAAGACGCCGGCTTTGAAGGGTGTGATGACGGCGCATCAGAAGCGTATCGTCCACAATCGCTCCGGCAGTTACATGGAAGTGATTTCCAGTGCCGCCGATGCGGCGCATGGCATGAATCTTCACTGCTTCATCGTCGATGAGCTTCATGTGCATAAGACGCCGGATCTGGTGCGAACATTGGAGACGGGTCGTGGCTCGCGTACCCAGCCTTTGGGTGTACGCATCACCACGCCTGATGATGGCAAATCGAACACGATTTACGATCAGACGCGCAAATACGTGGAGCAGCTCGCTGCCGGCACTATCAAGGATGACACGTATTACGGCGTGGTCTGGGGTGCCGACGAGACCGATGATCCATTCGCTGTCGAAACGCAGATGAAGGCGAACCCCGGCTACGGCAAGAGCCCGAGCGCCGAATACTTGGCGGCTCAGGCCAATCAGGCGCGGAATTCGCCTGCACAGCTCGCCAGCTACCTTCGACTGCATCTCGGTATCCGCACGAAGCAGTCCGAACGCTTCATCACCCTCGATTCCTGGGACCGCAATGCCGGTGCCATCTACGCTTCGCCCGACCAGATGGCCGAGGCATACAAGGGCCGCGTCTGCTATGGCGGCTGGGATCTCGGCGCGGTGTCCGATCTGACGGCTTGGTCGCTGCTCTTCCCGGATGATTGCGGCGGCTATGACGTGCTGTTGAGATTCTGGGCGCCGGAATCCGACCTGTCGGCATTGGACAAGCGCACGGCGGGCATGGCGTCCGTGTGGGTGCGTGACGGATGGCTGACCTTGACGCCCGGCGACGTGACCGATTACGCATATGTCGAAAAGCGCATCCTGCATGACCTTGACTTTTTCGATGTGCAGACCATCGGCTACGACCCGTGGAACGCCACGCAGGTCGCCAATGACCTGCAGGAGGCCGGGTTGGGCGTGGATCGTCTGACCATCGTCCGGCAGGGCACGAAGACTTTGAGCCCGGTGCTCAAGGAGATGCAGCGACTGCTGCTCACCGGCACGAAGGACGCTCCGCTCTTCCGACACCACGGCAACCCCGTATTGCGGTGGAATGTGGACAATCTCGCAGTCAAGACCGACACGAATGGGAACGTCCAGCCGGACAAGCAGAACTCCGGCGACAAGATCGACGGCGTGGCCGCGACCCTGAACGCATTGAGCGAGGCATTGACCCGCCCCGCGACGGAAAGAAGCATTTATGAGACGGAAAGCCTTTTTGCTTGACCTCCTGCAGTTGATTCTGGAGATTCTCGGACTCGCCTTCATCATCACCGGCTGTTTCCTGGTCTGGATTCCTCTTGGCTGGATTGTTTCCGGTCTTGTGATTCTGAAACTTGCTAAGGCGGTGAGCGAATGAGCCTACTTTTCAAAGGCTCCGGCAGTGTAATCGACTTCGCGGGCAGGAACGTTGCCACGGTGACCGGCCCATGGCCGGTGGTCGACCCTGGAATGCCATTGTCGAGCGGTCCTCGCGCATTCGAGATCTATTCCACGCAGCCGAGCGTCCGCAAGGTTGTGGAATTCGTCGCGCGAAACGTCGCCCGCGTCCATATCCAGGCATTCGAGGGCGAGCCATACGGTAAAAGGAAGATGCTTACGGATGGGCCATTGCATCAGCTGGTCAATCATCCAAATTCAGCGAATGGCACAAGTACATACCGGCTGATTCACGATATCGTTGCCGATCTGATGCTTTTCGACAGATTCCTAGTGGTTTACTCCGATGCAGACGGCACTTTGGAGCGATTGCCGACCTCACAATGGCGGTTCCACAGGCGTCCGGGCATCATTGATGAGGCCGACGGCTTCACCACCACCGACCCGGCGTCAAATCCGGACGGGTACATCCGCTTCGACGATCCGGACACTACGCTCGGATACTTCCGCGACAAGGGTTACGGCAGCTTCGATGGCATCAGTCCGATGCTCACACTGCAACAGACCTTGGATGAACATACCGAGGCCGTAAAATGGCGTCGACAACTGTGGAAGCATGGCCTGCGCATGCCTGGCTACTGGTCGCAGAATCTGGACGAGAAGGCCTTGTCTTCCGATGCGCGACGCAGGTTGCAGACCGAGCTGGCCAATTGGATGGACGGCGGCGGCAAGGAGGGCGAGAGTCCTATCCTGCGCGGCATCGAATATCAGAAGGTCGGCACCGAATTCACGCCGAAGGACGCGCAGGAGGTAGAGGGACGCACCTTGAGTGACATCGAGGTGGCGTCCGCCTATCAGGTGCCGCCCGAGATGGTCGGCGCAAGGGAAGGAAAATACGCTTCGCAGCAGGCCTTCCGCGACGCGCTCTACCGTGAGACGTTAGGCCCATTGTTCGAGCAGTTGCAGGGCGCTTTCAACGAGCAGATCTGCAGTAGATTCTTCAAAGGCCAGTTCATCGAATTCAATATCGAATCCGCTTTGCGCGGCAGCTTCATCGACGATGCGCAGGTCACGTCCTCCGCCGTCGGCGGCCCGTGGATGAGCGTCAACGAGGCGAGAGCGGATCATGGTCTCGAACCGAAGGGCGAGGAATACGACGAGATTTTGACTCAATTGAACACCGTCCGTGGCGGCGGCACTCAGGCGAGCCCTCATGACAGCGGCTCGCAGAATCTTGGAGGTGCAAATGCACAGGAATGACATGCGTTCTCTCTCCGAGAGCCGGAGGAAGACGCTTCTCGCCAAGTCCGAGCCAATGGGCGTGGGCAACGGCCAGTCTTTGGGCGAAGGCAAATTCACCGCGGTCGTATCGACCTTCAATGTGGTCGATTCGCAGGGTGACATGATGCTGCCGCACGCCTTCGATGATTCGATCGCGAATTTCCGCGCCGGCAAGACCATCCCGATCCTCTTCAGCCATAATTGGACGGATCCGAACGCGAACGTCGGCGTCATCACCGACATGCGGCAGACCGATACGTGCCTTGAGATTGACGGCCAGCTTGATTTGAGCAGTCCAAACGGCCTGCAGTGCTTCAAGCTTTTGAAGGACGGCCGCGTGCACGAGTTCAGCGTCGGCGGTGAGGCATGGTATGACGACGTGCAAACCGCGCCGGATGGCGATCTCGTCTGGCCCATCACGAAATTCGACCTTTTCGAGGTCAGTCTCTGTCTCAAGGGCGCGAACCCGGAAACGCGACTGGTCAGCACGAAAAGCGAGGACCCGCCGGCCGACACAGGCCAGCAGGACACTGATTCAAACGAAGGCTCCGAACCGAATGGTCCGGGGCCTTTTTCAATGCAGCAATTCGACCGCGACGAGCTCCGAAATATGATCCGCGAGGTCATGAATGAGGAACGGTCGCAGGACACCACCGACGAAGAAGCCGACGAACCAGAGCCAAGCGAAGGCGAACCGACCGACGTCGAGAACTTGCCCGATTTGACCGCGTGGGCGGCGGAAATGGAAACACAGCTCATCACCGAAGGAGATTCCAACATGAGCATGAAGCAGGAACTGCAGGACACCATCGCCCGCGTGAAGGCGATCGCTAACAAGGCGCAGGGCGAAGGCCGCGAATTCACCGCGGACGAGAACGAGGAGATCATCTCCCTGCGCAAGAAGGCCGATGATCTGAAGGCGAGGATCGACAAGGAGCATGAGGCTTCCGAAGCCTTGAAGAGCATGCTTGCCGCATCCGAGCCGTCCGACGATGTGTCCGGCAAGGCCATCGCCTACAAGACCATCGGCGAGGCATTTGTTCACTCCGACGCCTACCTCGCCTTCAAGAACGCGACTACCCCGGATCGCACGCCGGTGCGCATCGCCAAGACCCGCGTGCGCGTCAAGCAGGATCCTAACCCGCTGTCCACCGCACTGCCGGGCGCCGTGACACCGACCGTGTTGCCGGGCTACACCGACATCACCTATCCGAAGCCGAACATCTTCCTCGACCTCATCACCCGCGGCACCACCAATTCCGCTTACGTGCAGTACCGTCAGCTCATCAGCGTCACCAACAACGCCGCAGCCGTCAAAGAAGGCGCCGCAAAACCGCTGTCCGAGCTGGGCACCCAGATGGCCGAGGCGAAGGAATGGACCTGCGCCGACGGCATCAAGGTCACCAACCAGGAACTTCATGATGACGGCATCATCAGCTCGCTCATCAACAGCACCTTGACCCGCAACCTGAACGCCTATCTTGAGAAGACCATCCTCAACGGCGATTCCGCAACCGATGTGGCGCAGAAGGGCATCCTGAACACCACCGGCACCCAGCAGGTCGCCTTCGACACCAACGTGTTCGCCACCGTCCGTCACGCCAAGACCGTCCTGTCGAACATCGGAACAACCATTCAGGCCATCGTCCTGAATCCGGAGGACAACGAAGCAATCGACCTCATGCAGGACAAGCAGGGCCGCTACTTCGGACAGGGGCCGTTCTCGGCGGGTCCGAGCACCCTGTGGGGCATCCCGCGCATCGAATCGCAGGCACTTCCGAAGGGAACCGCCGTCATGGGTGAATTCTCCACCGTGCAGCTGCTCAATTACGTGCCGCTGACCATCGAGGCGTTCAACCAGAACGAGGACGACGCGCGCCACAACCTGACCTACGTGCGCGCGGAGGAACGCAACATGCTGTTCATCCGCGAACCGAAGCGCATCGCCGTGATCAAGCTCTCCGCCACCGATTCCTCCTCCAGCCAAGACCACAAGTGATTCGGAGGTGACCGATGGCAGAGTCGACGCTTGATCCGCTGGCCTCCATCTACGACCTCGCATTGAAGACCGGAGGCAAGGCCGACGACGAGAAACTCAAACTCGCCTTGGACCTTGCCTCCGGCCGATTCCGCGAACAGGCCAACAATCCGATCAGCATGATGACCGAAACCGTCATCCTCGACTCCGACGGGGGCAGGGCTCTCACATTGCCCTGTCTTCCGGTGCGCGAGGTGTCGGAGTTGGTCATCGACGGCCGGCAGGTCACTGATTTCGAATGGTCCACGTCGGGCGCGATACGTCTCGACAGGCCGATTCCGGACAAGTGGCGGAGCGTGCAGATCACGTACCGGCATGGCTACGACCCGGTGCCAAAAGGTATCCAGGATGTCGTGCTCGAACAGGCCGCGACCATCTACCAAACGCTTCCAGGCCTCGTGTCCTACACGACTGGTGCCGAGCAGAGGACCTACTCGAGTGCGCTGACTGTCGGCACGACGGCCCAGTGGGCGGCGATGGTCGCCCGATACAAGGTGGACTGACAGATGGATGGTATCCACGGACATACGCTCACCATCACGACGAAAGTCGTGGACGGCGAGCCGGACGAATTCGGCCAGCCGCAGTATGCGGCGCGCAAAACCGTGCTCGATGGATGCAACGTGCAGCCGGTAGCCGTGACCGATATGCCGCTCTTCCAGGACGCGAACCACTTGCCGCAATACAAGTGCTTCAGCCATTCCGGCGATCTCGTCGCGAGCCTGCTCACGGGCGATTCGCGCATCGAATGGAATGGCCGCATTTTCCAGCCTACGTCGGCGGCATTCGACTATGCGACGCCCGACGGCATCGGCAACCACACCGAGTGGTGGATGACGGAGGTGACGTCATGAGCAGGAAATTCATGGTCGATGAGGATTGGATGCGCAAAAACGTATTGTCCAATCCGACCGTCACCTCAGCTTTGAATGCGAAGGCACGTCGGCTCGCTCCGATTGTGAAGCGCATCGCCCTCAAGGAAGGTGATCGGCATTACGCGGAAAGCGTGCGCGTCGTACAGGGCAAACGTCCCGGTACGAAGTCGCCGAGCCACATCCAGAGGCCTTTCGCCCGCGTCGTCGTCGGTGACGAGCAGGCCACGGAGAAGGAGTTCGGAGGCAAGCTGCCGAAGAAGGGCTTCCTGCGCCGCGCGATAGCGGAGATGGGGGACTGACTCATGCTCCTGCAAGGCCAATGGCCCCACCCGCTCCCTTTGCTGATCGCTTGGCTGAAGGACGATGTCGGTATCTCGGCGGTTTCGAAGCTGCCGGATGACATGAAAGACCATCTGCCTTGTGTGATGGTCACGCCGGCGCCCGGCGGAGGTCAGGGTGCCGACTATACGCGCATGCGCAGCGTCGACATCGACGTGTACGCGGCCGACTGGAAGTCGATGGCCGACATCACCGGACGTATCGAAGCTTCCATCTTCAGGCTCGGAGGCCGAGGCAACCGCTACGGCTACGTTGACGCCTCACAAATCACCGAATTCTCTCAAATCGCATACGAGCGTGCCGCCGGCGTGCTTCGCTGCACCGCCACGGCATCTCTCGACATGCGTCCAAAAACCAGTCTCAAATAACGACAACGATTGGAGGAAATGATGGCCGCCATCACCGATGTGCCAAGCATTCTCAATGACAATAACGGAAACGTGCGAAAGTGGGGCACTCAGCTGCTCGCTATCGCTGACTATTCGACCGCGATGCCGGATCCTTTCTTCGACACCGCAACCAACAAACCGAATCAGCTGCCCGAGGGTTTCAAGGTGATGGGCTACATCAGCACTGATGGCGCGAAGATGAGTCGCGGCATCGAGTCCGCCGACACCAGTGCGGTGCAGGATCTGGAGCCGGTGCGTTCCGACATCACCGGCCGTACCCGCACCCTGCAGCTCACCTTCCTGGAAATGAACGCATGGGTCAAGGCCTTGGCCCACGGCCTGCCCGTCTCCCAGTGGCCGGCAAACAAGGATGAGGGCTTCGAATTCACCGATGAAAAAACCACGGAATTCCCGTACTACCGCCTGATCTGGATCGGTCAGGACGGTGTGGGCGACGCGGCACATTACCGCATCGAGGCCGGGTATCGCGTCAAGGTCACCAATCAGGGCGACAACACCAAGAACCGCTCCGACGCCGAGGGTGAGGACCAGACCTTCACCTTCTTCCAGGATCCGAAGACCGGCAAGGTGTTCTACGAGGGCGAGAAGATCGCCAAGGCCGGTGCCGCGCCTCATGCTGATGTCTCCCAGTCGCAGCCGGTGTCCGATCAGGCAGCGTCCTCCGAGTCACAGCCGGTCGCCGACTGACATTGATTCTTCCCGCACCGGGCTTTTGATTCCTTTCACCGGTGCGGGATTTTCCCTTCTTCTCTCGCTGAAAGGAACACTGATTTTTTTGAAAGGATTGAACAATGACCGACAACAAGAAGCGTAAGGTCCGCAGCCTCAAGGCCGTGAAGGCGAAGTATCTTGAATCCCACCCGAAGATTCGGGAGTGGATCGAGTTCACCATCGACGACGAGCCGGATGCGAAGGAATTCCGCATCCACGCTCCAATTTTCCAGTCGAATGAGGAGAAGAAGGCATTCGCGAAGGCGCAGGAGTCCGATGACCAGTTCGACTTGGCGAAAGCGCTGCTCGGCGCCCAGTGGGATGATTTCATCGAGGCCGGCGGACAGATCAGCCTGCTTTTCCTCCTGCTCGACGACGCGGCCGATGAAGTGCATGAGACGGACAGCGAGGGAAACCCTACAACGCTTTAGAACTCCTTGACGGCGATGGTCACGCGGAGGAATTGGAGGCCGCGTTATGCGCGGTCTACGCGCCGCGTGACCCCATCCAAGAGTTCTGGCAACGCAAGATCAGTCTCCGCGCATTGCATGCGCTGATAATCCACATGCCGCCGGACAACGTCTTCTTTCGTGCTTTGGCTGGTGATGGCTGGAGTGAGTCGGAATGGCTGTTGCACGATTTGGGCGACATGCTCCGTGACATCCAGCTAACCATCACCCAGTGCGCTCCATTTGTGGAGCATCCCCTTGAAGAGGATGACATCAGGCCTCGCACCAAGCCTCCGGCTGTCGTGGTGGCTGAGTCCAAACGCGAACAGTCGTCTGTCGACAGCAAGGCCTTACACGCGCAAGAGCGGAGCGAGCTCATGGCGCTTGTCACGGGCGATCAATCGAAAAACTGAACAGTGAGGTGGTCTCATGGCCGGCACAGCCGCATGGATCGATGTGCTCCCGAATCTGAGCGCTTTCGGCACGAAGCTCAACAGCGGTGTGACGGCCGCGGCCACCTCCGCAGGACGGAATGCCGGCAAGAAATTCTCCGACGCAATGAACCAGGCCGCTGGCCGTGACGTGCTGTCGGAGCAGGTCAAGAGCCTGCAGCAGGCTGAGAAGAAGGCCGCGCAGGCGGTCAGCCAGTGCACGTCGCAGATCGCAAAAGCGCGCGACGAGCAGAAAAGCGCCGACCTGCGCGTACAGGCCGCCGAAGTCAAACTGCAGGAAACCATCGTCAAAAGTGGCCAATCCTCCTCACAGGCCATCAACGCCCAAGCGCGACTCAACGACGCAAGGAGCAAGGCGAGGCAGAAGACCGAAGCCGTCACATCGGCTGAGGAACAACTCAAAGCCGCCAGCAAAGGTCTGAAGGAGACTCAGACGCAGCTCCACGACGCTCAGACGAATCTGAACGCGAGCACTTCCAAGCAGTCGGGATTTTTCGCGTCCGCCGCGGTATCGGCGCGCAATGCCATCAATTCCTTCCGTAGCATGCAATCAAGCGTCACTACCACTGCCGCAAGGGGAGTCGGAGATTCCGAACGCTTCTTCACCGCGTGGGGAGCCGCGAAGTTCGGAGCCATCAGCGGGTTCGCGCAGTCGGCATTCAGCAAAGTCTCAAACATCATCACCAGCAATGTGGAAGGCGCCATCAAACGCGCCGACACGATGAACAATTTCCCCAAAGTCATGAAGAATTTGGGGTACGACTCGAATGACGCTGCCGCAGCCATCAAACGCATCAGCGCCAGCATCGACGGCCTGCCGACCACCACATCAAGCATGATCGGCATGGTCCAGCAGCTTGCTCCGTTGACCAAGAATCTGGACGAGGCCACCAGCATCGCATTGGCGTTCAACAATGCCGTCCTGGCCGGCGGCAAAGACACAGTGCTGCAGGCCAACGCCATCGAACAGTACAACCAGATGTTGAGCGCGAACAAGGTCGATGCCGCCGCATGGCGAAGTGTCGTCAATGCAATGCCTGGCCAGATGAACCAATTGGCCAAGAGCATCCTTGGCGCAAACGCGAAGCAGAACGACCTATATGAGGCGATGAAGGGTGGCAAGGTCACCTTCGAGGACTTCAATAAGGCGCTCGTCAAGCTCAATAAGGACGGCTACGGGCCGTACGCATCATTTACGACGCAGGCAAAAGACGCCACACAGGGCATCGGCACTGCGATGGAGAACGCGAAAAACCGCGTCCAGAAGGCCATCGAGAAGATTATCGAGGCGTTCGGTGTCGACCGCATCAGCGGCGTCATTAACAGCTTTACGGCGAAATTCGGAGATGTCGGCTCGGCTGTGGCCAAGGCGGTCTCCGGATCATTGGAATTCGTCGAGACCGGCAAAGTCAACGAAAAATTGGCTGAATCTTTCCACATCGACAAGAAGTCGTATGCGGGCATCGAAGACGCTTACCAGCGGATTCGGTGGGGGTATAAAGGTCTCACCGATTTCATCAAGACCGGTGAATTCTCGTACGAGTTCAACCGTGCCTTCGAGAACGCAGACCGCCAGACACTCATCGACTTCAAAGACAGCCTCCTCGGCATCCGCGCCTGCGCCAGCGAGGTGCTGAAGAACCTTCCCGGATTGGGTGAATTTTTCAACACCCCGGCGGATGGCGACAAGTCGAACTTGAACAAGGCCTTGAAAGCCGCCAATGTGGCGCTTGCTGGTCTGAAGCCACTGCTCGACCTGCTCGCATCAATCGAGAAGGCGTGGAACGGTCTGTCCGCTGACCAGCAGGGCACCATCTTCGATACGGCCATCTACCTGTGGTTAGGTAGTAAAGGATTCAAGATACTGAAGAACATCTTCGGTGTCGCCAAGGATATCGGCAAAGGCTTCGGCATCGCCGGAAAAGGCATCAAGACCGCTGGCAACGCGCTGAAATCGTTCGGCAAGTTCCTCGGCGGGCTGAAGGCTCCGAAATGGCTGTCAAAGCTTACCGTCGGCAAGGTTGGAATCGCAGCCGGTGGAACCGCAATGCTTTCAGCTGCGAAGAACGTCGAAAAAGGCACTCCTAAGTGGGCATGGAGTCAACTGAACAAAATTCCCGGTTTCAGCGAGGGCGACAAGTCATACGCCGACTACCAGAAACGGTACAAGGCCGCACAGGAAAACAACAAGTTCCTCGGAATCAAGAACTCCACATGGGAACACAACCTGAATCCGCTGAACTGGCCATCAATGGCCGTGGGTGCCGCGAAAACCGGAATGAACAAACTCGGAAGCCTTCGAAAGAAAGCCGACGAGCAGTGGTTCGCAGGTAATACCGGTTCCGCGCAAGCTTCGATGAGCTCCGGCCAACGCGATGCCGGAGTCAAGGCTTGGAACGGCATCAAAGGCGCGTTCTCCGAGGCAGGGCAGGCACAGGCTGACAATACGGCAGCGCAGGTCAAAGCCCAGCAGGACACTCTGGCCGGCATCAAGAAGGCATGGGACGATGCCGGCGATTGGATCAACACCAATTGGTGCGACCTGATGGCCAAGATCCAATCGAAGTTCGACGGCGCGGTCCAGTGGGTCGAGGACCGTTGGAACGGTGTCAAGGACTGGTTCGGGACCACAGGTCAGAAGATCGGCGACTTCTTCTCCGGTATTCCATCGGCGATTGGTGGATGGTTTGATTCGGCGGGCCAGTGGGTTGAGGCCAAATGGCAGGGCATCTGCGACTGGTTCTCAGGTGTTGGATCCTCAATCGGAGGTTTCTTCTCGGGTATTCCGGCCGCTGTCGGCGGTTTCTTTGACTCCGCTGGCCAATGGGTGCAATCCAAGTGGCAGGCGGTATGTGACTGGTTTGCCGGCATTCCCGGTTCCATCACCGGCTTCTTCCAGGGGATTCCGGGCACTTTCCAGTCGATTTTCCAGACGGCCAAAGACCGGATAACCGGCGTCTTCAGCTCGGTCGGCACGTGGTTCGACAACAACGTGAAGATTCCTATCTCCAATGCCGTCAATGCCATCGGCCAGACCTTCCAGTCCACCAAGGATTGGATCAAACGAAGCTGGGATCAGGTCAAGGAGGCCGCAAGGGCTCCGGTGGCCTTCGTCGTCAACACGGTGTACACGAACGGCATCAAGAAGGTATGGGATTCGGTGGCCGGCGCCGTCGGCCTGAAACTCTCCCTTCCGACGGTGAAGTTCGCAACCGGCGGCACCGTCGGCGGCATCAACCCCGGTTACGCTCCCGGTGTCGATTCGATCCCGGCGATAACCTCGCCGGGCGAGGCGTGGATGGTGCCGGAATGGACTAAGGCCGTCGGCGCGGAGAACGTCTACCGCTGGAACGCTTTGGCTCGCCACCATGGCGTGCAGGCCGTCCGTGAGGATATGGGTCTTGATGGCGTCCAACGCTTCGCCAAAGGTGGCATTGCCTCCAAGATTGGCAAGGCTGCCGGCAAGGCGGTGTCCGGAGCGAAGAAATTCATCGAGGATTTGTCCCAGACAGCTCAGGCCTTTGTGAAGAATCCTGTGGATTGGGTCACGTCGAAGATTCTCACGCCTGTGAAATCGCAGGTGGCGGGAATCAGCGGCGGCCAGTTCGGCCAGATGGTCGGCAGACTGCCGGTGAGTGCCGCTACGGCTCTTGTCGACAAGGTCAAGTCGATGGCGTCCGACCTGGCATCCAAGTGGACCAGCAAATCCGAGGCGGGCCAATATCATGGTTCGGTCGGTGGCGGCGTGGAACGCTGGAGGAGCCTAGTCCTGCAGGTGCTCAAGGAATTGGGCCAGCCAGCAAGCTGGGCCGACACCGTGCTACGCCGAATGAATCAGGAGTCCGGCGGCAATCCTAACGCCATCAACAACTGGGATTCCAACGCCAAAGCGGGTATGCCGTCGCAGGGCCTGATGCAGACCATTCCTGGCACATTCAATGCCTATGCGGGGCCGTACCGCTCGCGTGGCATCACCGACCCGCTCGCCAACATCTATGCCGGCTGCAATTACGCGATCCATCGGTATGGGTCGTTGGCCGGAATGAATCGTGCGGGCGGCTACGCGCTCGGCGGCATCGTCGGAGACGATAGGCCGACCCTGTACGATCGCGGCGGCATCCTGCCACCCGGACGGCACCTCGTGGCCAACGAGACCAAGCAGCCCGAACTCGTGTTGACGCGAGAGCAGATCGTCAAGATCTTCGGCGCTGACGTCAAAGATAAGGGCGATCGGACCGTGAACCTCAACGTCAACATCCCCGAACGCTCGGATCCATGGGCTGATGCGAGCATCATCGTGCGCACCGCGCGACACCAATTGCGATAAAAGGAGGCCGATGTGGCTTATTTTGCGGAATTGTCGGCCTCCGGCTTGGAGCCGGTGCGCTTCGAAGGCTCGGGCGATCTTGACTGCCTGTGCATCGCGAAGGGCGGCATCGAGGGCTGGTGGTCGACTCCCGCCGCGAAAGTCAATGTGACGGCGCGCGGGCAGGGTGACGGTGGACATGACGTGAGCGAGGATGACATCTCCTACGCCAGCCGCACCGTCACTCTGCATTGGAATGCCAACGCCTCCAGCCGTGACGAGCTGCTCGCTTTGACGGACAGTGTGCGCAGGCTCGTGCATCGTCAGGTCAGGATGCGCGTGGTCGACGGCACCGAGGATACCTGCTGCAGTGGCGGATATATGGTGCTTACCCAGCAGCCTGACTATCGGTCCGGCAGCATCGCCGATTCGACCATCACCATCGTTTTCGAGCGTCCGGAGCGTTTGTCATCGCTGGCGCATTCGGGTGAGGCTCGCGCGTCGGTGGTGCAGTCGGGCGGCCTGAGCTATGGCAGTGGCAATGCGGGTCTTGCGTATCCATTGAGCTATGGCGTCACATCCGATGGTGCGACGGTGATGCGCCTTCCCAACCAAGGCACCAGCCGAGCATATCCGACCTACACGCTCAACGGCGACTGGCCGCAGGGCTGCACGCTCAGGCTCGCATGCGACGGGCGCAATTCGACGCTCGCCTTCGGCCAGGCCATCCACACCGGCACCCCGGTGCTGTTGGACACCCGCTCTCGCACGGCCACGATGGGCGGCGTGGACGTGACCAGCGGATTATCACAGCGCGGGTGGATGACGATACCGGCCGGCAAGAGTCTGACGGTCAATCTCGCCACGCCCGGCAGTGGATGGGTCGCATGCTCCAGCCATGACACGTATATCTAAGCGTTTTATTTTTCGGAGGTGCAACACTTATGACAACCGCACTCGGCATCCGCCCGGACGCGAAATCCCAGGGCGTCAGCCCGCAGGTGCACAGGCACATCATCAGCGCCCAATGGGCCAGCGACGGGATAATCCAGGGCTTGGCCGTGACCGGCGGCACGGGGCTCACCTACAGCGTGGCCGCGGGCACGGCGCTCATCCAGCCCGACGGCCAGAAGGGCGAGGCCGTGCTCGCGTACTGGCCGGGAGGCCAGACCCCCGCGGTGGCCGCCGGCAACGCCGGGCTGAGCAGATATGACATCATCTGGATGCGTGCGCACGACTTGGACAAGGGCGATGCGGACAACCAGGTCGTGCTCGGCGTCACGCAGGGCACCCCGGCCGCCGACCCCGACGTGCCGATAGACCAGGTGCCGAGCGACGTGGTGCGCCTGGCGGCCATGCTCGTGCCCGCCGGCATGACCCAGACAAAGTCGTGCAGCACGGATGGCGCGGAGCGCTACGCCATGCCCTATGGCGCGTCGAAGGGTCTGATAGCGCGCAACGTGCGCAACTACGAGGGCCCGTCGAACATCGCGGACGGCGGCAAGGATTATTTCGAGCAGGATACCGTCTTTTATTTGCCGACCGACCGATTGGTGGAGCTTAGATACACCGCCACCGCGTGCGCCTGCCGGCATGACAATCCGAAGAAGCCCACCGAGGACGCCACCCAGATGGCCTGCTGGTACGTGGGCTTCCAGATCGACGGCAAAGACGTGCAGGGCGGCGGCGGCCAGTTCCAGGTAAGCCGCGCATGGCAGCAGGTGCACCTGAACGCCCTGGTGTCATTGCAGGCCGGGTGGCATACCGTGCGCACGAGGAATCATCGCGTCACGTGGGGCGAGAACGTCTATTTCATCTGCCATTCGGATGGCAAGGAGAACTATCCCGGACGCACCTTGGAGGTGTGGGATCGCGGCGTGAACGTCGGCTAAGGAGGTGCGCATGGCTTGGCGCGCATACGTGGTGGACACGATCAGCGGGCAATTGCTGTGCCCGATCGATCTGCCGAATTCCAGCTGGTCGGTCAGCGTGGCCGACTCGTCGCTTTCCACCACGAAGTCGAAGGGCGTGGGCCAGGACGAGACGAGCGGCCTGAAGCTCCCATGGACGGCGGTGCCGGCCGATTCGCCCGGCGAACGCTCCCGGCTCCTCGCGCCCGACAGGCGCAGCATCGCATTGTGCTGGACAAGCCCCCTCGATTCGGAGGATGCCATCGGCACACCAATATTGTGCGGCCTCATCGGCCAGCGCAAGGATGGGCCACTCGACACTGATTTCTCCTTGACCAGCATTTATGGCTTGCTCGGCGACCGGTATCTGGTGCGCGAGGGAGTCTATGGTGCCGCCAATGGCAGCACGAGCACCGACGTCATCAACTTCAACAATCTCTCGCTCCGCGCCATCGCGGCAGAGGCGGGCTGGATGTGCACCAACGCGAAGCCGGGCGGCGGCCTGCCCATCGACTGGCATTACCGCGGCGAGAAGGGCTCGCACCAGCGCGAATATGACAGCTGGGACATTCAGAATCTCAAATGCTCCGACGTATGGGACAAGATCGCCAACGTGGAGAACGGCCCCGACCTGCAATTGCGGCCGAAATTGTCCGGCGACACCATCCGCTTCGACTTCCTAGCCGGGAGTGACGTGGATCCGAACATCGCGCAGGACACGATTATCGAGCTTTCCAGCAGCCCGTATGGCGGCACCTTGGAAAACATGACCATCGACCACTTGGGCGCCGTGCACCGCGTCTACGCGTCCGGCTCTGGCACGGACAAGGCGCAGCTCTGCCACCTGTCCGAAGACCTGAGCCTCGTCAACGGCAATCATGAGCCATTCCCGCTCCGTGAGATGACCTACAGCGACACGGACGCCGCCGACGCGAACCTGCTGCGCCAGCATGCAGACGGCGTCCTTGCCGCGAATCACGCGCCGCTCATGCAGATCAAAGGCGAATTGCACGCCAATGACGTGAGTGTGGACGGCACGCCATTGCATCCACTCGGGAGCTTTTGGCCGGGCGAGACCATGCGTCTCGACATCCAAGGCTTCCCATCGCTTTCCGACGGCGTCTACGAGTGCCGTCTCATGCAGATGAGCGGCGATCAGACGGACAAGGTGAATCTGATATTCGACGCCATGGATGATCCCATGGCCTGACATTTTGGAGGTGGCTATGTCCTCTCACGTGGAATTAAATCCAGACGATTCGACGCTCGGCCTGAGCCTGGGCATGAAGGCCATGCGCCTCGCCCTGACCCAGAAGACCCACAAGATGGGCACCGTGCGCATCCCTACAGGCGGTAACACGGACGTCATCATCGGCGATGGCGCGCAGGACGGCGTGAACCGCATCGACCGGGACGGCAACCAGTTGCCGTTGGTGGACACGAGCGGAATCGACAAGGCGGCGCAGGACGCACGGAAGGCCGCCGATGACGCCGCCGCGAAGGCGGATGAGGCGATCAAGCAGGGCGAACAGATCCGTCAGGACGCCCAGGCGGGCATCGATGATGCGCGCAAACAGGCGCAGGATGCCGCAGCCAAAGCCGACAAGGCGCGCTCCGACCTGCAAGCGGAGATGGATGCGAACAAGCAGGCCGCCGACAATGCGATCGCTAACGTGGACAAGAAGGCGGATAAGGCGCAGTCCGACTTGGAGGCGCAGACGGCTGCTCTCAAATCCAGCATCGCCAACGTGGATGCGAAGGCGGAGCAGGTCAAGGCCGATGCGAGCAAAATCTCGCAGAGGGTGGATGCTGACAAGGCCGCCTTGGACAAGAGCATCGCCAGTGTGGATGCGAAGGCTCAGGCCGCGAGCGACAAGGGCGACCAGCTGGCCGGGCAGATCAGTGACGTGACCACGACCGTCAACGGGCACACGACGAAGCTGGGCGAATTGTCCACGCGTATCGAGGGTGTCGCTTCGGATGGCCAGACCACGGTCAAGAGCCTGACCTCTTTGCAGCAGACCGTGACCGGCCTCAGCTCGACGGTATCGCAGAATACGAAGACCGCTTCGGATGCCATGAGCAAGGTGTCGCAGGTGGAGCAGACCGCCAACGGCATCAGCGCGAACCTGAGCAAGAATTACACCACCACCGCCGATGCCGATGAAAAGTATGCCGCGAAGACGGAGCTTAAGGCCACCACCGACGGCTTGCAGGCGAATATCACGAGGTCGCAGCAGACCGCCGATGGTGCCGTGACTGCGGCTTCCAAGGCGCAGGCCACGGCGGACGGCATCAATGCGACCTTGAGCAAGGATTATCAGACCGCCAAGGATTCCGACGCCAAATACAGCACGAAGGCGGAGCTGAAGGCCACAAGCGACGGACTATCCTCTTCAATCTCCTCGGTGAAGCAGACCGCGGATGGTGCCGTCACTGCGGCATCGAAGGCCCAGCAGACGGCGGATGGTATCAGCCTGAATCTTGGTAAGAATTATGCGACTAAGGCGCAGAATGATGCTGTCTATGCCACGCAGTCGAATTTGAAGGCCACGTCGGATTCACTGACAGCGAGCATCAATTCCACCGCGAAGACCGCACAATCCGCCGTGGACAAGACCACAAGTCTCGAAGCCAATCTCAACGGCTTCAAAACCACGGTGGCCAGTACCTACACCACTAAGTCGGATTTCGACAATCTCTCTATCGGTGGAACGAATCGTATCGTGCTGTCGGGTGGCGTAGCCGGACGAATCGACATGAGTGGTGACTCCGGCTCTATTGATACGGGAACGCATTGGACTTCAGCCTATGTGTCTGTTGCTCAAGCTGCTTATGTGCTTTCCAGTGACATCAAGGTCGAAGGCAATACATATGTGAGCGTGGCATTCTATGATATGAATAAGAAGTTCATCAGCCGACCGACTGGCGCGATGACTAATCTTGCTGCACCATGGTCAAGAATCCTGACTGTCCCGACTAATGCCGCCTATATGCGTGCATCCTTCCCGACCAATCAGAAGGGGCATATCAAACTCGAAAAAGGCACTAAGCCCACTGACTGGTCACCCGCCCCTGAAGACCTTCAACCCGCCGGAGACTATGCCACCACCAGTGCGCTGAAACAGACTTCCGACAGCATCACCGCCCAGGTGGCCGAAGTCTCTAAGACCGCTACGTCTGCAATGAATAAATCCACTACGGTGGAACAGACCGCCAACGGCCTGTCCACCAGGATCACCGCCCAAGGCAAGACGCTGGATGCCACGACAAAGACCGCGAACGAGGCCAAATCGACGGCCGACTCCAACAAGACCACCATCAGTCAGACCTCGAACCTCGTCAACGCGGCGCTTGCAGGTGACAACCTCATCACCGACGGCGGTTTCGAATCCACCGCATGGTGGATGGGTCTCAAGGCCCCATTCAGGCTTTCGGTCGGGTCGTTCTACCACGGCGCGCATGTCCTGGTCTGCGATGCGGCCACCGGAGACAACCGATGCCCGTTGACCCATGCGAAAGGCATGGCTGGGACAGCCACCGCGATAACGGTCACCAAGGGACGCACGTATCGCCTGTCGGGCTACTGCGCCTGGTACAGGTCGGTCCCGTCGAACGTCAATCCGGGCGCTGAAAAACTCAGATTGGCAAAACCAGACGGAACATACATCGCCGATGCTCAATGCGGCAAATCCACGTCATGGGCGGAAACGCATGTAGATTGGAAGTGTCCTGATGATGGTTCGATCACTTCGGTCCGGATCGAAGTCATGCATCAGGCCAATGGCACCATCATGTGGGATGACGTGAGCTTCCGGGACATCACCGAGGCCGCGGCCACCAGCACGCGTGTGGCGTCCGTCGAGCAGAATCTCAACGGGTTCAAAACCTCGGTGGCGGACACGTACCAGCCGAAATCCGGCATGGGCGGCTATGCGACGCAGTCGCAGCTGACGCAGACCGCGAATCAGATTCGCGGCGAAGTGAGCGAGAAATACCAGTCCAAGGACGGTATGAGCTCTTACGCCACGAATTCCGCCTTGACGCAGAAGGCGAATGAGATCACAGGCAAGGTGGCGGAGGTCGCTAAGACCGCTTCCGGGGCGATGGGCAAGGCGTCCTCGGTGGAGCAGACGGCCAGCGCGTTGTCCTCGAAACTGTCGGAGACCGTGAGGACGTTGGATTCGACCGTGCAGACCGTCAACACGGTGAAATCCACGGCTGACTCGAACAGGGCCACGTTGACGCAGGTCGCGAAGACCGCCTCCGACGCGTCGAGTCGGGCGAGCAGCGTGGAACAGAATCTAAATGGTTTCAAGACCACTGTAAGTCAGACGTATGGCCGTGGCTCGAACCTCTGGGTCAATCCGACCTTCGACCCCGACAAGCCCCAGATTACCTCTCGGGTGAATAACGTCACTGCGCCGAATGGGAGTGGAGTTAACCTGCTCGCAAGCCGTGACCATTGCAATGGCGCCACCAGTTTTCCTGTGGTACCAGGTCATACGTATGTGATAACTGCTCATATCAAGTGTATCAAGGGAGACTTATCACTGAGAGCTGGTATCTGGTATACCAAACAGACCAGCGGACAATCCTTTGACACATACGTTGGAGCGGAATCGACATCAAACCTGAACGATGGATGGATGGCCGCGACATGGCGTTTCACCTGCCCGAACGGAAAATCCAGAGGATGCGTGTTCTTTCAGATCGAGCAGTCAGCAAATAATGGTTCGACTCAGTGGTATGTGGCGAACGTCGTATGCGTCGATGTCACCGGCCTTCAACCCGCAGGTGATTACGCCACTAAATCCTATGTCAATCAGAATGCCAAAACCATCGCACTTGGTGTTGTCGAGAACTATAAAGGTTCCGATGGATCCGGTCTGGCCACGAAATCCGATATCACGGTCGCAAAGAAGAGCATCACCAGCACCGTCGCAAGCACTTACGCCACCAAGAGCGGCGTCACGCAGGAGATCTCGTCGAAGATCACCCAGAACAACAACAGTCTGGACGTGAAGTTCGCAACCAAGACCGAGACCAAGACCGCGCAGGCCACGGCGAACGCAGCCAAGTCCGACGCTTCCGACGCCAAGTCGCGCGTCGGCACGCTGGAGGACTGCATCAGTCTCACTTCCGCAGGCGTTCGCGCCGGCCATCAGTCGAACGGCGTGTTCGACGGTGTGAGCGCCCTCGTGAACACCGACGGCAGTTTCGACCTGCTTGACAAGGACGGCAACCTGCTTACTCGTATCTACCGGCACGGTTTGCAGGTGGCCGGTGATGATGGTGTCGGTTCAGGGCATTTGATCCTGTCGCAGGACGGTCTTGACATCACCGTGCAGCCTACGGCGAACAAGGCGGTCGCCTATCATATCCAGCTCGGCGCGGGCGGCATCAGCATCACCGCGCCAGACGGGGCGCATGTCGAATGCTCGGCCCGGACCGGTCTTGATCTGGAGACGGTGAAATACGGAAAACTGTCCATCGGCTCCGGCGGCTTGCAGTTCACGAACGACCGGGGCTGGGGCTTGGCGCTCTCCGCCGCGGGTTGGAGCCTGAAATGGGCGGGGAACCACACGCTCGCCACGGGCCCGACCGCTGGCGCATTGTACATCGACGGACGTCAGATCGTCACAAGATGATTTTTGGAATATGGAGGTAAGTATGGATGATGTCGTCAAAACCGATGGAGTGCTGGATTTGCGTCCGGCGAAGGACAGTCTTGTCTATCAGCTTCTGCGGCTTGGATTGTCTTTCGACCATAAGGACGCGTCCGGTGAGACCTGGACGGATTACCGTCGTGGCGTGATCGTGACTTTCACGAGTCGTGATACGGCGGCCGAGGTCGTTGTCGCCGACATGGACACCAAGGATTCCAGGACGGTTGCCGTGTCCGACTTGGCGGATGTCACCGAGGTGAAGACCTGGCGTAGTGATGGTGCCGAGGGCTAGGCGTCCTATTTCCTTGTCTGTTTTGTTGTTCCCGTCGTTTCAGGCGGGTTTCTCTTTTTTGAGGAGGTTATGTTGACTCAGATCAAATTCGATTTCGGCCATCCAAGCGCGGATGGCAGTCGAAGAGGCTCGACACATGGGAGAGCCGATGCCGCCGCTTGATCTCTTGTCGAGCACGGAATTCTGGACGTCGCTGCTCGTCGCCTTGGTTGGAGGCGGGGGAGTGGGCGCCATTATCGGCGCGATCTCCAGCCGCCGCAAGGACACCGCCGACATCGCCGCCCAAGCCTGCGACATTCTGACCGATTCAGTCATCAAGCCTTTGCGCGAGCAGGTCGAATCGCAGGAGGAGCAGATACAGCATCTGGAATCGCAGCAGCGGAAGTATTTCACGCTCACGGCCTACACCCGCGACCTTTTCCATTGGCTTGGCTTGTTCTGCGAGATCATCGAGCCGGAATTCCTCAAACGCCATCCGAAGCCGCATCTGCCGGACGAATTGCGTGCGGACGTGGCGCCGGAGACCTTGGAGGACGAATGACAATGCTCATCGCGGCCGTCGCATGGCTGGCATTGTGCGCGCTCATCCTCGTCTTCAACCACGGCGCACACATGCGCTGAGACGCATCAACTATTTTTCAAGGCCATCTCCCCGGAGGTGGCCTTTCCTTATGCCTGAAGGAGGCAATCATGGCAGACCATGCCACCAAAAACACCACAACCAGTAATCTGCCTGGTCTGACCGGCGAGCGTGTCAAGGCCGGAGTGACCATCGTGGTCACGCTCTACGCTCTGGTCAACGCCGGCCTGTCCTTGGCCGGCATCAATCCGCTGCCTTTCACCAACGAGCAGGTCAGCGCTTCAATCTTCGGTGTCATCGGCATCGCCGGAACCATTTACGGCTGGTGGAAGAACCAGAACATCACCAGCGCGAGCCTTGCTGGCCAGCAGCTCGTGGATGCATTGAAGAAAGAGGGCGTGGTCAATGGCATCAGCGCAGCGAAGAGCGCGGCCTTGAGCGCCGCTTCCGCCGTGGCCAGAACCGAGCCGAAGGACGCCACGGACACCGCCACGGCCACCGCCGACACCACGGCAGCTGACGCTGATCTCGAGCCGGGCGATACCGTCTGATGACCGGCGCAAGCTTCGCGAAATGGCGCGGCAGCCCGAATCACTACCAGGGGCGCAATGGTCTGCATGTCGACCACATCACGCTGCATATCATGGTCGGTCGCTTGGCGGGCACGGATTCGTGCTTCATGCGCTCGAACTTCCGTGCCGCCAGCCATTACGGTGTGGGCGGCAATGGTGACATCTATCAGTGGGTGGATGAGGCTAACGGCAGTTGGGCGGACGCCAATTGGCAGAGCGACTGCAGCGGCATCACCATCGAGCACGAGGGCGGCATGGGCGGAATCCCCGTCACCGACGCCGAGGTCGAGGCCAGCGCCAGACTGTGCGCCGACATCGCCCGCCGATACGGCTGGAAGACGCTGTGGCATGATGCCAGCGGCAACCGGCACGGCAACATCGTCCTGCACCGCGAGGTGCCTGGCACGGACCACTACGGGTGTCCCGACAGGTGCGTCAACGCGCTGCCGGTGGACCGGATCATCAAAAGAGCGAACGAATTATTGGGAGGAGACGACATGTCGGCAGAAGACGTGTGGAATTTTCGACAGAATGGTGTCCTGATGCGTGACCGCCTGCAAGGCACGGACGCGGCCGCGAACGCGACCAAGAAGGAGCTTTTCCGGCTTTCGCAGTGGGACAGGAACACCCACGCGTCGGCCTTGGGCAACCTCGTGGTCGAACAGCCGGTGCAGGGCGGCGCCAAATTGGGCGACCGCGTGGCCGGCATCGATAGCAAGACCAGCCAATTGGTCACGCAGGTCGCCGCACTGACCGAGGCGGTCAAGACCCTCGCCGCAAGCAAGGGCGCCGACCCGGACCAGATCGCGCAGGCCGTGGAGAGCGCGGTGAAGGCCAAGCTCGACAAGCTCAGGATCACCGTCACCGATGGCCAGTGATTAATTTTCGGGCGTGAGACTCAAACTCGCGTGGAAGAAATTTCACGCATCCGAATGCTTGTGTAAATTCTTTCACCCTGTTTTTAAGCGTGGAAAATCGCGCTTTTGAATTCCTGTTGGAATATTTTGCGCCCCTCTCCCGGCACACGCTGGGGGAGGGGTTTTCTTGTTTTTTACAGGCTTGTTTCGTGACAACATTTTGGCAACATTTTTCAGAAAACACCGTGATTTCTGTAATTTCGGTAAACACCCGCAACGGTCGGAAACCGTTGGAAATAAAGGAAAAGCCGCCATTTCTGGCGGCTTTCAATCCGTGGAGATGCGGGGAATCGAACCC